TTCTGTTGAATCTTTTCCCACTTGTGTAGTAAGAATACGTCCTTCAAACAATACTCTGTTTGCTTTGTATCGCCCATGAAGTAGTTGTCTGCAAACTTATTAAACCGACGAATCCATTCTGCACGAATGTCTGAGACTTCTCCTTGAAACTCTGGTGGCGTTTGCGCAATCTGAGTTGCTTCCCATAGATCTCTGAAACCTTGTTTACGAGTATCTACAATAAGACCAGATGCAAACAATGCACCCTTACCATACTTTGATACGATTTCATCTTCGGTAAGAACTTCAGTCATAGGTGCTTGTGCAAAATCTTTATCGCCTGATCCAGCTAAGAAACTAATCCCAGCAAAGAGATAACGGTTGTCGTAAACGTAATCTTCAACCTCTGTCCACTGATGAGGCATCACTGTTACAGTGTTTGACACATTATGTCTAAGATCAGGGTTCGCACACAGCTCAGGACTAGTGCCAGCTTCTACCCAGTTTTGTTGAACTGTTTTTACTTTCTCTAATAGATTTACCCCATAAAGTTCTTCTCTGTAAAGAGAACCATTAGGTGAAATAATAGGAAAGCCAACGCAGTAGTCAGTACCGTTAGCAGACCATACTGACTCTTCGACCATATAAGGGTTAGACTCTGCAATAAGTTTTGCAACTTCTGTGTCCTTGTTTAGCTGTATATGACGGATATAACGAGGGCTATGCTCAGAATGTATACCGCTCGACGTTTGGAGTAAAACGGAAGCGTTTCCACTAGGCTTAACACACGTTGTTCTTGCTGCCGGATTAATTCCGATAAGCTCTGCCACTTCTTTGTTAACTTGTCTAACAATTTCTGCTCCTTCTCTTTGTACTTCTTCATCAAATAGAATGTCTGGATTGTTCATCCATCCAGTTACGGAAACTCCCAATAGAGCTTCGCGTTCAAAGATTTGTTTTGTTGTTTCGTCTAAGTATTTAAACTTGGTGTAACCAGCTTGTAGAGTTCCCATAATAGAAGCTGCTCTACACGCTTTGTAGAACTCTGCAGATGAGGTACACTTTCCACCATTGATCTCAGTAAGATTACATCCTTGCCATCCTGACTTTCCATCAATCTGTGGATACATACCAATCTCAACACATGGATTTGTTGTAAAGTCTTTGTCATCGACAAAGTAGAAGCCTGGTTCTCCAAACTCTTTAATTGACTGCATGATTGACTTAAACTGCTCTTTTGAGATTTCATCTCTAACGATAACAGCAGAGTTGTTAGAACGCCCACGTTGAGCATTATCAATAAACCAATTCCCAGTCTTCGCATTAATCATCTCCTCATCATCTGCACTGAAGAGACAAATGGTAGCTGAACGTCTTACGCCTCCAGCCAAAACTGCATCTGCAGCGTGCATAGCAATATCATAAACATCAATAGGACGCAATCTATTTTCGCCCTTCAACACTCTTGACTGAATCAAATGCTCAATCTTATCAAGAGCCTTACGTAGTGGTTCAGGGCCAGGTGCTTTAAAGCCACCATTGATCATTGCACCTTTTGGACGCACATTGTTTAGATCAAAATAAACTTTACGACCTTCCATCTCAGGGAACTGTCCACCGCCTACAAAGTATGATGACATCAATGCGCCAAGTGCATCTGCCCATCCCTCAACGGAGTCTTCAACAACCCAACCTTTTGCTTGTTTTTTGCGTTCTGAAATGTCAGGCATTTTTGCAACGTGATGAGCTTGCACAGAGAAACCAGCACCAGCACCACATAATAGAACATAGAACAGTTCTGAAAAGAAACGTGGTCTATCAGCATATGTTGATGTGCAGTTGTACATTCTCATCTGGTGTTTACGGAGTTGATCTCCACCAAACTGTAATGCGCGTTGTGCTCCTAAAGCATACTTGAGTTTATACAAAGACTCCGCTTCGTCAATAAGCTGAGAAAGTTCTGGTGTCATTTTATCACTGTAGTAATCACGGTGCATATCCATTACACGTGTTACAGATTCTTCCCAAGTTTCATATCGTTGCTTATCATCATCCCACCTACTATAACCTTCATAAAACTTTGTTTGGGACATCAAACCTCTTGTGTCCACATCTCTATTTGTGGGAACTAATTTAAGCATTTATAACCTCTTTGGAATATATGTTGTGGTATCTATGATTGTATACCATAGATATATGGATTCTATTTTCGAATGGTAGTATTATATAGGATTTTAGGAGTTTAGGAAAGTCTTATTTTTTGATATATTGAGTGTTTATTAATAAATTTTTTGCACGTTTATTATTATATTTTTTGGGATTTTTCCACATATTTGCTTTAAAACTCTTGCCTAGATTGTAGTCAAATACTGGAACAGTATTGTCTTCAAAGATTTCTTCATCGACTTCTAAGTGTATATTCTTGTATAAAAAATCATAAACTATCTCAGCTTGGTACAAATGACCATCAGCACCAAAGTGAAAATCATCTGGTTTACTAAACCCTTTCCATAGCATATGATTATATAATCCCCATGTATAGTTCTTTATCAAAAAATCAGATGTGTCTATTTGCTTAAAAATAGGATCTTTTTGTATTTCTATTGGAATTCCATAATAGTTTATGATTATGAGTCTTATTTCTAACTCTTTACATAGTTTTTGAATAGTTTGAATGTGCATACAAGTTAAAAGTTCGTTTCTGATAAAAGTTTCATCACCTATCGGCCAGCTTCTTACATCTTTATTTTTTACATTACTATCAAGTGAAGGATCATCGTACACCAAACAAGTACCAGTTCCATGCAGTTGTTTATACCAATTTGCTTTTTTATTTTCACCTTTCGCTTTAAGTTTTTTAACTATATTGGTTATATAATCGTATCTATTCCACTCTATACAAGTAATATATCTTTTACGATAGTTTCCTACCATTGAGCCTAGAGAACCAGGAATCCAACTGCCGGATGCACGGTTGTCTACAATACCTTCTCTAAAGTTATCTGCAAGTTGCCATATTAGTATTTTAGGTTTTTGTAGCTTACCTAAAGCAATGTAACTAAGTATTGCGTGTAACTCAAAATAAGAAACACTATTGCATTTACTAACCTCAGCAATATTACGGATTTTTACGTCTGCCATACTTTCTAGAATAGCACTGTAGCGTTGTTGTTCAGGGATATCTAATCCTTCACCCCAACTAAAAGAACACCCTTGTAACATAATGTCCATCAATAAAATACCTTAGTTTTAGTGTTAACTTCAAATAAATGACCGTCATACTTATCATTACAGATGGGTCTACCTCTTACATTTAAAGAAGTATTTAATAACATTGGAATATTTGTGATGGTGTAAAACTCTTCTAAGATTTTTCTTAAGATTGAGGTACTGTTTTTTGGTACTATTTGTACTCGCGCAGAACCATCAACATGTGTGACAGATTTATAATCATGTTTTGCCTTTGCTGTATATTGCATATATTCGTTCATTGGACCTTCAAAGTATTCATCAGCAAACTCTTCCATAATAGCAGGAGCAAACGGTCTATACTTCTGTCTATTTTTTATTCTATTCACAGTGTCTTTAATATCATACGCTGGATTAGCGAGTAGACTTCTATTTCCTAAAGCTCTTGGACCAAACTCTGCTCTTCCACTTAAGACTCCACAATATTTTTCATCAGATATGTATTTGGCTATTTCTTTAGGGTTTAAATCGTTTTTCATATCAAATCCTAAGTATGGATCTTTCCATACTAATCTATTTTTACCTGTACCTAAAGCCCATGCTCTTGCTGCAGCACCAATAGCAGATCCACCATCACCAGGATTTATTGCAATCCACATATCATCAAAGAGAGATTTAATCTTTGTGTTTGCTACAATGTTTTGAGCTACTCCACCACTGTAACAAAGTTTCTTTCCGTATTTTCTAGCTATTTTAGCTAATCTCATAATCTCTTGTTCTGCTAAAGCTTGTACAGATGCAGCTAAAGAAACATCATTTTCTGTTGCAAAATCAGATAAATGTTTTTCTAAATCAAATATAGTAGTCATTGATTTTATATCAAGTTGATTATAAAGATCAGTTATTTGGTTTGTGTAACGAGAAGGATCTCCAAATGCAGCCATACCCATGACAATATACTCTTCTTCCAAAGCTTTCAGACCCAAAGTTCTAGTCGCAAAAGCATATAAAAGTCCTATTGAGTTAGGATAACAGTTTTCATATAAAAGATTAAAGTTACTATCCATAATGGTTGCAGACTGATATTCTCCAAAACCATCGATAGTTAAGATTACTGTGTCTTCCACACTTTCCCATGGGCGAGTGTAAAATGCACTTGCTGCATGAGACTCATGATGCATGTAGCTAGTGTCTATTTTATATAAAGCCTTTTCAAAGTTTTTTATATTAGAAGCGTAATTACTACTAGAAATAATACTTGAATATTTTTTTCTTAAGTCATGATTTTCATAATAAGCCACACGATCTGTGGGCTTTATCATGTCTCTAAGATATTTATGAAGTACAGGATCGTTTTTTACTTTACTATATCTTTCACTTTCAGCCGCAAAAGATATAACACCATCTTCCTCAACAAATGCTATAGCAGCATTATGAAAGTTTTCACTAACTCCACAGTATCTCATTACTCAGTAACTTCAGGTTCCTTTGGCTCTTCGGGTGTTAGAGCTTCTTCATAGTAAGCAATAATCGCTTGTTGGTCTTTTACATACCTACGAAGTTCTGCAATGCCTAAAGCTAGGTTTTCATATCCTTTTGGTGTAATAGCAAAGATAACGACATTACCAGTCTTTGAATTAATCTCTGCGATCTTTTCTTCAAGGTTTTCTTCAGTAATCACAAACCAGTCAACTGGTGGAAACTGTACTGCCTTGGGTCTTTCTTGAATGGGAATGCTTTGTTTTTGATACTCAGTCTGAAGAACTACTTCCGTTTCCGGCGTTCTCCCCCCGCAAGCTGTCAGTATCAGTAGGCTCATCAGAAGGAGGGGTAGTTTCAGATTCGATACGTCCAATAAGTTTGTTAACGGCGTTGTTAACTCTGTCTTCAAGTCCTTGTGCATTTGTCAATGCCTCCATAGTCAAGTCGATTTTTGCAAACACACCTCTTAGTTTGTCAAGGTGCTCTTGAGACTGTTGTAGCCTCTTGGTTAAATCTTTATTTAGTTGTTCGTTTTTCTTTGCGTTTGCAGCCATTTGTTCTACGGTGTTCTGTAGAGTTTCTGCAGCCGTTTTTAACTTTACATTGTTTTCACGTAAAGTCCCGATTGTTTCTTGTGACCACATGTAATAAGAATATCCTGCGTAACCTACTCCGCTGAATAAACTTACTAACAGTAACATTAAGTATAGTTTAGCCATCGATATATTTCCTAAACTGTTTTAGCAGTATAGGATGCTTATCTTTTCTTCGTCTACGATCTGTGACATTGATAGGCAATCCAAGCTTTCTGCGTAATATATGTGTAGGCAAACGAGATGGTCCCATGTTCTTTGTATCTTGAGGAATACCTGCGTCTGCGGCTGTCATAGTTTCTTCTACTTCTTTTTTCATCTTGACAACTCGCCTATTGTTACATAAATTGGTTTATTTGTTCTGATATGATTTACTTCATAAATGTCTATACCAAACATTTCACCTATTGGATAACAACTTTCGTTTACCTTTATTTTATCTTTTTCTCTTACTATTTCATCTAATGTATCATTCAATACTTTATTACTTAGCACTTTATAAACACCAGGTGATAATCTTTTATCTTCAAGTACAAACCACGTACTTTGTTCTGTCATAAAGTCCAAAGGATCAATACCAAGTTCAGCCAAGGCTTCGTTTATTAACTTGTCTGAGATACTGAACTTTTCTTTCAAAAGATATAGAGCAGTTGCATATGATGCTAGTCTACTGCTACCACCAGGTGCCTTTGCCATTATCTTTTTTATATTAAAGACTAATCTGTGAAATGGCGTATAGTAGTCTTTATACTTTTCACGATTGTCCATTGTGTTAAGAGTAAACTCTTTGTTACGCTTACCGTCTTTGTCTATGATACCAAGTTTAAAAGCTTCTGTTTCTTCGAATGGTGTTGTGAGAAGTCGCAAGAATCTAAACGTATAGACAAGATCTCCAGCACGTTTTATGATACCCATTATATTTTCCTTAACCTGTCTATTACTTCTTTGTCCATATCGATTTCAGTATACTGATCATTGGTAATGTGTCTTAGATAAATTAAAAACGGTTTTAACACATGCCAATATTTTTTGTCTATTTGATACTCTAACATCTTCAAGGCTGGATTTATATCAAATACATTAAATATTACTATCAAGTGATTTAGTATTAGCCTTTCAGATAACTCATTGTTTTTTTCATAACGATTGAATAGACGCTTTAGATACATAAATCTTTTGAGATCATCATAAAACTCTTCAGCGTCTATCACATTCGGTTTGTAGTAGCACTTTGCAGCATAAAGCAAAAAGTTTTTTTCATCTAGTTTATCAAATAGTTTCATCTGTCATCCTAAAGTTTTACCTTTATTTAGACAGTAGATTCCTCATCTGTGAAACTAATGATTTTCTGTTTTTTCTGCGATCAAGTTCAACACCATGTTCACGACCTAGAAGTTCTAGTTCTTTTTTAGTCATAGACTCTAGCTCATCAACAACACCGTCTTGATTGAGGTCTTCGGCTTGCCATTCGTCCTCATCCACAACGGTTGGCTCTACTTTATCAGCAAATGCCATACCTGCTTCAATCTTACCCTCTTGATTCATATCTTGTATATCTTCGAATGAAGGTACACCATAAAATTCGTCAACTTGCGCTTGAGTAAATCTGGAGGATACTAGTAGTTCGTTTGTGTTAGGATCTACCCATCCCTTATTCATTTCAGGAATAGCTCCTGCACACCATGCTGGGGGTTTTATTGCCATATTACATTCCTTTTGTTGGGGTTGCAGATGGGATAATTTTCTTATCACCTGCTTTGTTATCGCCTTTTCTTGTTGCACCATTTGGCGCAGCATTTGCAGCCTTTGTCATCTGATCGCCAGCTTCAGGGTTATCGATAGTTGGACCCTTATGATCCGCTTTCATATCATTTGCACCCTTATTATTCTTTTCTTTTTCATTCCAATCTTCAGGGGCAGCAGCTTTACCATATTGCTTTGCACGATTTTCCATGATACGCGCATACACAGGTGGTAATGTAGATTCTTGTGCCATAGTATCAGTTCCTGTTTCTTTGTCTTTTTTCTCTTTCTTAGGATTCATAATGACTTCTTCATCGTTGTTAGCTTCATTCTTTTCCCAAGGAGCTTTCTTAAGAGTGACTGCCTTTTTACCTTTTTCAGAAGGTGCTGAAGCTTTCGCTAGTTTTTTTGCTAGTGCAGCTTTTGTGCTTTCATCTACTTCTTCTCTCATACCGCCACATGAAGATGCATATAGTTTTTCAAGTTGCGCCTGATCCATGTGATTATATTTTGCCATGATTTGTTTCTTAGAGTAACCTTCATCATGCATCTTTTTCATTTCTTTTGCTACAGACTCATATGCTTCTTTCATATGGTAGCCTTTACCTTCACAGTGATCACACCCTTCACCTTTACACTTAGGGCATTCTACTTTCTCTTCATTTTTCATAGCTTTGCCGATAGCCTTGCGGCGTTTCATCAAGTATTCGTCTGATGAATCTTTATCACCATCGTTATCGATGTCACCATCTTCTTGACCTACAGCGTCCATTTTTTTCTTTTCGTTGACTTCAGAATATCTCTCAGCCAACCTTCTGATCCATTCGCTCATTGTTTTCTCCTTACATCCAAAGTTGAGCCGCGATTGATCCTGCTATAGCAACTAAAGCTATCCAGAATAGTTTATTAATCACTTGCACTACACGCGCATTATCATCTACCTTCTTTTCAATATCATCTAGCTTTGCAGAGAACTTATTCATTCTCTCAAATGTTCTATCATGATCTTGTTTTAGACCAGCTAGTTTTTCTTCAGCACGAGCTAGAGTAATCATAGCTTCTGCTAGTTGATCTAGCTTACTTTCTATTCTGTCTAGTCTTGATCCAGTAGTTTCTGCCATTTTTAATACTTTGCCTATATTTATAAATCTACTACCACTTAGCTTTATCAGCCCAGTAAGCAGCAGACATTTTACCTTTTGCAATATTTTTAGCATGTCTTGCTTTGAAACTTGCTCTTTTCTTTTTCATACGATCTGACTCGCCTTTTTTAGGATCACCTGCTGTCTCTGCACCTTGTTGACCAAAGCGAATAGTCTTTACTTTACTACCATCTTTAGCAACTACGATATGAGACTTTTTAGGATGCCCTGGAGTTCTCTTTGGTTTATTGAAACCACTAACCCCTGCACGTGCAAGTCTTGGATCTTTTTCTTCGTAGAACTGTTTGAACTTAATCATCGTTCTCTCCGTTATTTTTCATATAATCACGAGCACTGTCAATGTAGTCTGTAGCCTTTGTTATCTTATTTTGAACCCATTCAGGAAGATTATCGTTGTCACCTAACATATCATGCAACTCCTGTGCTGCATCTATCATAGTTTTCAACTGAGTTTTAGCCATATCACCTTCTTGATCATATTCTGCTGGATCTTTGGCTTCTCTTATTTCTTTGAATGTTTTCATATCTTAGCTCACATACATGTTTAGTTCATAGCCTTTATTGTCCATGTTATAAACTTGAACTTGTAGCTTTTGTTTTACTGGTTTACCGTTTTTGGTTAGACCTAAACTATAAGAGTTTGTTTTACCTGATGATGGTTTTCTAGGACCAGATGCAACTTTACGGTCAATGTCATCTTTGTCAACTTCATAGCCTTTTTTTCTAACTTCATCATATGCATGTTGTAAAGCTGCACTCATAGTTTTGTGGTGTAGCTTATACTTTTCTTCCATCTTTTTGGGTTGCTTTGGTTCATCTTTTGCCATAGAACCACTCTTAACTGCACCAGACTTTTTAATCTTATTGATTAGTTTCAATGACCGCATTGGCATAGCGGCTTCTTTTTTCATTGCTGTGCGGTTTGCTTTTTTCTGAATATCAGCTAGTGATCTTTGAGTAGAACTCATTGTCTTTGGCTTTTTATTTCTAGCCATGTGTGCTGCGTATTTTGCATCATCAATCTTAGGTGCTTTTTCACCTAGATTACGTGCAGTACGGTTGATGCCCATCTGCTTCATCTTTTTCAGTTTTCTATCATGATCTTTTGACTTTGCCATATCTGCCTGTGCTTCAGCATCCTTACCAACAAACTGATTAGCAGCAGCACTATTACGTGCACGATCACGTTTATATTCGCGTCCTTTTAATGCAGCATGGTATTTCTTTGCAGATATCTCGTTGACTGATTCATCCATCTTATTCATCACAGCATTCATCTTACCGCCAAGTTGTTTCATCTCAATCGGACTTAGACCCTGCTTCTTAGCTTTAGCAAGTGTAGCCATACGTTCACGGTTCTGATTACGATCAGAGTTACCTGCTTTCTTCAAGCGATTGTGGAAGTCTTTGGCTAGTGCATCAACTCTGTTTTCTTCAAGTTCAACAGACTCACGCTGCGCCCCCTTCGCCATTACATTAACAGCACGATCAATACCCTGTCTTCTTTTTACAGTTCTCTTATGTAGCTTACCTAGTTCTTTTGATCTAGCAATACCCTTTGATGATAGTTTTTGGGATAGTCTACCATGATCATCACTGTGAACGCCTAAATCTTGCACTGCTTTTTTGATATAACGTCCCGCAGCTTGCTTTGATATTTCATCAAGTTCTACAGACTCACGCTGCATCATCTTCATTGCAACATCTGCAAGTTTAGTGATTGGGAGCTTTTCCATCTTTGCTTTATTAGCATCGTTAACTGCATCATAAACTTTTGAGATAGCTGATGCAGTAAACATATCTACCATAACACCATTGATCTTTTTAGCTTGTTTCTTGGCAGCAATATCTTTTACTTGATCGATGACACCTTCTTGAAGTTCTGTATCTTCTGCAACTTTCTTTGCAGTAGCAGTAGCGATTGCCATTTTCTTTGCCATAGGCATATCAGGATTATCACGCTCCATTGCCTTGGCAATCTCTTCACGCTTTTTGATCTCAGCCGGTGTCAGAGTTTTTTCAGACTGTAACTTCTTACGCATCATCGCAAGATCTTTTTTCAGTTTATCTGTAGGCATTGCCTTTTTAATATTCTTAGTACCTGTAGACTTAGCAATAGTATTTGCCAGGTCTTTGATGCTAATCTCATCAACTTCTTTTGCTCTGAGTTCTCTAAACGTTTTTGCCATTATGCTAAATCCTTATCGTGGTTAAGAGTGCCTTTCTTTTTCTTTGCAATAAAAGCATTCACTCTTGCATGTCCCCATTGTTGAGGTGTTGTTCCTGGTCTATGTCCTGTTTTCCACGCGGCAACGCCCCGATCATAAACTTTATTAAGTGTGCCAACAGAGATGCCAGACTTCTTTGCTTTGTCTGCCATGCTTGCCTCAAGCACGATGTGATTTTTAAACTTATGCACTTGATACTCCTCTGTTTCTCTGTAACATTCTAGCGCGTCTTGCTCTGTCCAACATTCTATCGTGACGTTTTTTCATTTCATCGTCACGTATTCTTTCTGCGTCCATTTCACGATCTATAGTTTTCTTCGCTTTTGCCATAGGGCTGTCTTGTTCCCCCATCATTCTATTTACAAACTTAGTGTGCTTAGATTTAGGCATACCTTTTTTACGAGCCTCTTTGTCACCAGGTGCATCTTTGTATGCACTAGGATCACTATCAGCCTTTTTACCATGCTTGTTAAAATGTCTATCTCTTGCGATCTTTGTAGCTTTTTTAAGACCAGAATGATATCTCTTTGGTTGCGTACCTTCTCTATCCTTAATATCTGGATCTTGATCTGTTTTTGCTTCCATTGGTTTTGATTTCAAATAATCTTTACGTGAAATCTTTGGACCACCATATTCTTTCATTGGCTTTTCATCACGTTCCTTTTTAGAAATGGCAATAGCAGCTTGTTGTGCTGGTGATACAGCTTCACCTTGTGCTCTTTTGATTTGATCTTGAGTTGGTGCGCCTTTTTCACCCTTCTTTCTCATTCTTTCGCCACGCGCTCTCTTAGCACGAATGTTTGCCCACAATCCATTACCTTCATTCTTTTCACCAGGCGTCATTTTCTTGGCGTGTTTAGTAGACTCAGGTGTACCCCACTCATATGGAGTTTTTTCTTCATTTAAAGCTTCTCTTATAACACCGTCAAAATCATCATTTGGAAGGTCTTGCACATCCCATGTTGGTTCAAAGTTTGGATCTACTTTGGATACATCATCTAACCAACATCTCCAAGTCTCACCCTTTGACTCAACAATCAGATAGTTTGTGCCAAGATGTTTGATGTTACCGACAATGCCATTTTTAGTCATCACAACTTGTTCACCCTCTTCAAAGATATTATCTCTAAGGTAGGCTTCACGAAGATCCGATACTGGTTCTAGTTGGATATGGTTTTTGAAGTCTTTTGCTTCTTTAAGACCCATTGCTTTACGAACATCATTGAACAACCGCTTGGCGTCAGGGTTTGACATTGCTTTTGGTAGACCTTGAGCAAACGCTGTAAAGTCGTTTTGTTTTGCGTTTTCTCTTTGCTTCGAGGCAGACATACCTTCGATACCTTCTGCATCAGGATCTCTTGCTCCTGCAGAAATAACATTTATTTTATTGAAGTTGTAGAAGCCATGCTTTGCCTCTTTACCGTTGTACTTCTTTAGCAAAACGTCAAATGCATTTACTTGATCTGATCCTACAATCATAACCAAGTTTCTAAAACCTTCGTTGTAAAGTACAGTTACAGCATCGATAGGTCTGTTCACCTTAGTGTTAACCATAACAGAACGAGCATGTTTAGGGAACATTTTCCTAACATGCTTTACTTTTTGTTTATATTGTAAGGGATTTTTATTTTTGTCTTGTGACTGAGATAAGAATATACGATAAGGATTTTTGCCAGCTTTTTGAGCTAGCGTATCAAATAACTTACCATGACCAATTGTAGGTGGGTTCATTCTACCAAAGGTAAAATAAACCGTCTTTTCCTCTTCAACAAGAAATTGACTAAATCTGTTTATCATATTTACCCGCCGCGTTTTCTTCCTAGTTCTGCTTGTCTTAGTTTAGGCAATAACTTTTTAGCAAGTCGAGTTACTTTAGTACCCATCTTATCGATACGTTTTTCAATCTCTTGCTTGCGGGCTGGGGTAAGTTCTGATTTAGGAATACCTTTAGTTAACTTTTTAGCAATGGCATTTCGTGCAGCCTTACGAGCACGTTTTGCTAGAACCTTAGAGTTAGCTACCTTCATAGATGCTTTCTTACGTCCAACTTTTAGACGAGCTTGCATCCTTTTCATTGTACGCGCTTTAGCACGGCGTTGTTGCATTGTTAACGCTTCATCCGTAGGTTCTACAGCTTCACCTGTGTTACCAGTTGGAATATGTTTTTTGCGTTTAACCGCCTGACGTTTTATAAGTTCATCTTCGCCAGGCATATAGTCTACAGGTGTAAAGTCTTTAAATCTAACTGCCATTTAAGTCCTCGTTGGCTTGTCCCATCCCTTTAATATATCTGGTGAAAAGTTGTTGTATGAGAACTCCATACGATCAACAATTTTCACAGCATCACCACCAAGTTTATCAATTGCTACATAACCTTCTGCTCCAGTTACTTTGTAACCTTTGCTTGTTTTAACAAAAGTATTTACATTACTCAGTTTATTAAGATTATTTATAAGTTTTAATTTTGCTAAAACTATAACTTTTTGCAAATCAAACATATATTGTAGAGAAACTTTGTTATCCTCTGAAAAGAAAGCCAAGATTTTATTTAACTTTTCTTTTTGAGCTAGTTTTCCTTTATCTGTTTTACGCTTGGCAATCTCTTTGCCGAAACGTAATCTAATCCAACGAGTGAGGAGGGATACATGTCGTTTTGTATCTCCGATAATCTCTCCTTTTCTGACATATTTGTTGTTGAACTGCTCAATGAGGCGCGGTAACTCTGCCTCGTTTTCAAGCTGTCGAAGCGTTGACCCCGCGATTTTGTTAAATAAGAAGCCAGCTTGCGATAGGTATTCATTAACAATTTCAGTATCCTTTTTACTCATGGTTAAACGTGTTAGATCCCTGAGCATTGCGTCTTGCGACCACACAGCTCGGGTTGTGTTAAACTTGGATATGTCAACTCCATACGAAGCTTGCATAGACTCGAAGGAGTCACCTTTATAGGTTGTATGCCAGACAATTCCAATCTTTGCTGACTTAACAGCTTTAGCTCCATCTGACTTGCTAGGCAACGCATAGAGCAAAGTATTTGGATGAAAGGTAACATATGATTGTCCTTTGATTTTTTGTGTCTTAACATCACCAGGACCAAACAAAAAGTCACCTTGTACTACACCTTTGATGCCAAGATCTGGTAGATATTTCAAAGCTAGCTTGAGTTTAGTTGATAAGTCGCCAGAAGTATCTGCATCAATGTCAGCATCAGATTTATAAACTTTAGGAGTCTTGTTGAATATACCTTTCTTTGCGACAAAGAACTTGCCATCAGAAGGATCTATTCCAGCAAAGATAGCAGGAGCACCATCCCACTTTACAGATACATTACCATCATGCTCACCCTTAAGCATATCTCTCAAATCTCTTAGTGCGAGGATAGCTTGGCGTGTGCCTTTGACTCCACCATAGATAACTTTGTCCTCTATGTGAGTCATATGAGTGTTTTT